CCCATTTGATAAGGTCAGAGTTGGTAGGCATCTCAGCTCCAACCATTCTTAGGAAGGATGAGATAGTTCTATTTCCATAACGCTCGAACTCTTTTTCATAAGTATCAGGTAGATACTGATTCAAAAAGTCGAAATTAGTTATGTAGTTTTCGGTTGATGGAGTTCTTTCAGAACTCGGAGTCAACGCGAAAGTAGGTACGGATTTAACTTGTCCTGGCATAATTTCAATTTTTTAATTTAACTTTTTTTAATACTCTTTATTCTTAATCCTCGGCTCGATGGCTGAGAAATCGCTTTTACCTGTAGGCCACCTTTCGCTACTGTCTGCGGTGCGTTTCTTTCAGACATATCTATATTTTTTGTCTTACGCATCACATTGTCTGTGGCTTGAGATTGCCCTTGCTCATAAAAAAAACGAGCAAATTTTTCAGGGTTCATAGCTATCGCTAATGACTTGTGGTAGCCCTCTGGATCAACTAAAAGTCCTTTTTCATCCAAGAATTTATTTACAAAATTCATTGGTGTTTCTTGAGCTTTTTTTAATTCAGATGCGCTTCCAGGGGTGTAAACTAATTCTGTTTCGTCTATCTTAAATTTAAAACCTTTAAATTCAGGATTAAAAACCTCGTTGGTTTTTTGAACGAACCATTGACTTCGTTTAGCTGCCTCCTCTTGTTGGGTCTTAGCATCATTTAAATATTGCTTATAAGCTTGAAGCTCTTCTGAAGCAGTGCCAGAACTTTCCCTTGACTCAAGAGGCTGTTTATACAACTCCTGCTGTTGTCTGAAAAACTTTTTTGCTTTAGCAATTTCTTTTTTCTTTGCTAGCTTGAGTTTTTTGATTTGAGCAGGCTCATCCACCTCCTCATCATAGCTAAAATCATCCATCATCATTTGGATATCTTCAGCATCCAATCCCTCTTCAGTGATTGAATAATACTCTCTAAGCAAAGAATCAGGATTCATTTCAGAATAGTCTCTTTGTAACTTTACATAATCACTAATTCCTCTTCCTGTTTCTTTTTTATATTTAAAGTAAGCAGCTACATCATCTGGTAACTCTTCAGCTTTTTCTCTTTCAGCTAGAAGTTCATCAAAAGAATCTATTTGCTTACCATATCTTTGTTCAATATATGAAAGAACTTTTGTGTCGTCCAACTGAGGCTCTTGCACAGGCTCTTCAGTTGTTTCCTCGACTACTTCTTTTTCTTGTACAGGCTCACTTTTTGCTTCGGTAGTCTCTGTTTGCTCAACTTCTTTTACCTCAGGCTCTTGGTTTGCCTCTACTGTGTTTGTTTCTTGTTTGTTTTGTTGTTGAGCTTCATGTTTATCAAGCAGCTCTTTTTCAACTTGCTGAGTAGATTTATTCTCTAACTCAGTCATTTCTCTTACTTTTAATTCCATTAGATTTAATTTTTACAAATTTACATAAAATTTTAACGCATTTTATCGAGGTTCAAACTCGGCTAAATCAAATCCATCTAAAGAATCTTCATTGGATTCAAAGTTTTTAGGTGGTAAATTATTTTTACGTTGCGTTATAAGTTGCGACTGCTCAGTATTCTGTTGACTGATTCTATCGCTTTTAGCTTTTTCTTTGTCTTTTTCCCTTGATGATATAGCTCCTTGTGTTATACCTTGAAGTTGTAGATTATACTGAAACTCTTGTTCCATAAGCTGAGATTTAAGCTGTGCTTCGTTTTTGTTTCTTTCTATTTCAAAAGCTATCTCCGCTTGTTTGTATTGCATCTTTGACCTTGTTTCTGCTTCAATTTTTTGTGCAGCTACTTGGGCAGCTAGCTGTTGCGATTGTAATTGCTGCTGAGCAACCATCGCTTGTTTTTGCATTTCTCTTTTTTCATCTGACTCTTGCTTGGCTTTCCTTTTTACCTTAAGTAATTGATTGGCAAGTTTTAGGTTTTTGATTTCTCTTATGTCGATAGCGTCCTCCAAGTTAATATCTCCTTTTGATAAAGCCATTTGTATGTTTTGCTCTAGCATAGCTTGTTGCTCTTCATCTGGCGATAACTCTATAAAAACCCCAAAGTCATAAATATACAAATCGGATATTTCATTTAATATACTTACATTGTATTTACCAATTTTATTGACAAAGTCTTCTTTGAAGTCTGAATACTCTAATATATCAGCGACTCTGTAAGTTAAGGCTTCAGCTAATGTTCTATATATGTACAAACTTCCGTCTAAAATATGCCTAGTTGCAGTGTTAGAGTTTAAAGCAGCTAACTTTTGAACCCCCACTAAAGCATCAGGATTTGGTGTGCTACCGTCCCTCGCTTCATTTAAGCCCGTTACAGCCCTCATCATGTCTAAGTAGTGGTTATAGTTAGCGATCAACATTTGTGTCTTAGAAGCGCCTGAATTGCTTGTGAGCTGTTGTATAGGTACACGAGCGTTATTAAACTCACCCTCTTGCGTATAACTACGACCGATTACACTACCGGTTTGAAAATATAAGCGCAACGCGTCTTCAGGATTGTAGCCTTGGCCCGTGCCTAAATCTACTTCATTAAGTCCGTCTGCATCTATATACACGCCATCAGGCACGGTCCTAGCTATAACTTGTTGAAGCTTTAGATGAGTTACTTGTATTAAATCAGCAAAAGGAATCATTCTCCTAACTAGTGATTCAATTACACCTTTATACATTCGGGGAGCCACGGCCACATAATTAGGCATAGCGTGTTGAGAACTAGACTTAGGACGTACCATATTTTTAGCTAACTCCCATTTGAGCAGTATGTTAGTTCCCATAACCATCACACCATCATACCATACATCTATGGTCTTTTCAACTTTTTCAAAGTTGCCCTCCTCTAACATTTCATCTGGTGGATTGAAAGAATCGTCTTTCTCAATCATTTTTATATTACCATTATCCATTTTCTTTTTCTTATAAACCATCTTTTGAGTGGTCTTATAATTAAAATACATCAATGTGCATGTATCTCTATAAAAAATGTCATTCTCATAATATTGAGCAGTATTAAAATAATCATACCAGCTCTGGCTATATTGAGCGATAGTATTTAAGTCATCGGTTGTAAGTGTGGGGTCAATTTTTACTAATTCTGCTATGGGTAAAGTTTTTATTTCACCCCAATAAAAACAATCCTTAAAGTTAGGATCTTCAGTATAGCTGTACACCACGTTTGCAGGGTCTACATATTTTACTGTTACACCAGCTCCAGGTAAAAATTCGTGTTTAGCAACAGCCATACCTGTTACCATCATATCATAATCTAACCTCTTGCGAATGTCTTCATAATGATTTTCCGAAAATATAGTATCAATAGCTTGCTCCTCGGCTATTTCGATAGCGGGTTTGTAATTTAAATTCATGTATAACGAGAGCTCTTCGTCGGAGGCAGGGAGCTCATCGGGGTTCATGATAAACGGATCAAATCCTGTCTGCTCCTGCACAGTTTGCAACACTTCTTTTGCGGCCATTTGGCCCTCAATCATGTCTTGATATTTGCTTCTTTTGGATTGTGATAATGCGTCTTGGGCGTAGGCCTTTACTTTAAATAATCTGTCAGACATACCATTTACAACTATGTCAACAAACTTAGCAATTATAGGAACTGGTGTCCAATCTAAATTTAAGTAGGATAAATCTCCATCTACTGCAAGTTCGTTTTTGTATTTGGCGATAGGTTGCTCGCCTCGAGCATATAATCTTAACCTGTTGAAATCACGCCATTGGCTATAATATCTACACCCTGTTGAATCTTTTCTAAACCATTCGTATTGAATCGCTTGTCCTATTTGAAGCCCATATTCTTCAGTAGCTTTCTCCGCATCTGAAACATATTGACTAGGAAACCCCACAGATGAAATGTCTATTTTAACTTCTTTCATCTAATTAATTGACTTAAATTTCCATTGTTACTATATCTTGCAAAGTTAAGATATATTTTTGATTGTTTTTTCTCTGGCAAATAAGTAGATTTTTGATTTGCCATAATGGCTAGGCCTGTGCTAATACTAGCGTCATGTTTAGTTCTATTACTTACATCAAACTTAGCCCAATCCTCTAATGTTCTATTAAAATACATTGATCCCATATCCCCTGGATCACGGTAAGTGCCTGTCATGTCTAGACCAACATGTTTTTCTATATAAGATTCTATGGCTGCCGCGTGAGATTGCTTTACGTCTTCTGAAGTATTAGGTATTCCACCTAACTCTCTTTCGGTTTTGGAAAGATTGTTATATCTTTTATCAGGCCTATTCATGCAATAACCTCTATATCCTCTGTTTTTAAAATGATACAAAAGCCGTGGTTTATTATTCTCTACTAGTATAGGCATACTATAAAAAACACAAGCCATTAATACTTCTTCAAAAAATATTTCAGCTGTTTGAGGTCTAGCAATATATTCTAAAAAAAACTCATTGCTAGGCGCTTCCTCCATGTTAAACTTAGTCAATCCGTGAAGAGCTCCATTTGATCCCCTACCTCCTACAGTTCCTGATATATCATACGAATCACAACCAAAAGCTCCAATATGTTCGTTTAAAGGATAATAACTACCGTGTTTCTGCATTTTTTTGTTTTGTAATAGCTTCGGTGGAGTCCACGTAATAATAAAACGACCTCTATTGTCAGGAGTCCATACTACCTCTCCGTCCTGAACTCCGTCTTTCCAGTAAAATTTACCTCTTGTTATATGATGATCCATTATCAAAGAATCGTTGTAATCAATTTGCTGATATATCTTAGTTAGATTAAATACACTTCCCTTACTTTCATCTCTAAAAGCGTGTGATTCAGTGCGTGGAAACTGCCTGTAAAACTCATTTAATGCATCAGGATCTTTTTTAAGGGAATCAACTTCAGCCTCCCAATAGTCGATAGCTCCATTATCAATATACTCTCCGTCCACTCCCAAAATTGGCTCTGATGGTTTACGAAAAACAGGCATGCCATATTGGTCAATAAAACCCTCCATGTTCCACTCCATAGGTATAAAAAGAGAGTAGAGACCTGTCTTGGTTTGTCCATTACTGTTTCTTTTTTTTAAGTCTGAATCTTCATAGAGCTTTTTAAAATTATCTCCACCTTTGTTTAGCGCGTTTGAGGTAGAACCCATCATACATTTGCCAATAATTTTGCTTCCTAATCTTAAACAAGTTTTTGTAACCCGCCAGTTATTTAATATATTATTAGGCTTAATCCACTTTCCACTTTCATCATGAACCAAAAGCAAAAGCTTTTCTCCATCGTATGAGTTATCATCTGTATTTTTCCAGTCTATAGTTGTGTCCAAACCATAGAGCTCGTCGTCTACTACATCATACATATTTTTTTTTGTAATCTTAGACGCAGGAACTCTAAAAGCTAATTCCGTTTTAGGCTTATCCATACCATCCTGAATTGGCTTGAAGAAAAAAGGTAGCCTGTTAGCTATTGGAACAACTTTGTCAGTAAACATTTTTTTAGCATCAGAACCAGTCTTAGAAAGAATACCAACCCTAGAGTCTTTGGCGAGTGTACCTGTATTTATACATTCTGAAGAACCCATAAAAGAAAATCCTGAACGTCTAATTTTAAGATAGTCTAAGCCGAAGCATCTTTTGTCGGCCTTGCATGCCTCCCAAAATAAAAAAAATATTCTGTTCGCTTCACGAAAATCCGGATAACCAACATCAATACTTGTCCATTGGAGATACATATAGTGCGAACCAGTTATATATGTTTTAACTCCATTGTTGTAAAACCAATATCCGAGCTCACGCTTATCAAACTCGCTTTCTATATAGTCAACCCACATTTTTTTAAACGAGGAGCTCATTTCATTCCACTGAAATATTGATTGTATTTTTGAAAGAGAGCGTGGAAGCTCTTTACGCTCCCAATGCTGTTGAGCTTTAGACTTATTTCTTTTGTATACTTCTTTTGGTGCGGGAGGCAAACCTATACACAAACCATTGATATTAATCACTTCACCGAGCTCTCCAGTTTTTGATATAATAACTAAATCGTATTTTTCGTTGTAACCATAAAGCCAAGACTTACCTCTGTTTTTATTTGCAAAAACAGTTTTAGGTATGTAATCAATAACCTTGTGATATAAATTATTTTGATCTTCGTTCTGCAAATCCCTGTTTTGTTGTTGTTTTGTCCTCTTTATGGTTTGTATTTAAATTTTCTTTTTCTTGATCTATTTTATTTAATATATCAAAAGCATCAAATATGGCAAGCTTCTTTGTGGCAGCCGCATTTTTTAAACGATCAGCCGCTAACTCATCCTCGGGATCTGGTTTTATAATATCTTCTTTAGCTACTTTAATAAGCTGCTCTACAGCCTTATGCCCCGCTTCAATTATTTTTACTTTTAGTTCCTCCGATTTCATTATCTACAATACCACTGTTATTTGATGGTCATACATCCTGTATAATTTTTCACCGTCGACGTTAAACTCATATTCACTTTCTGGTTTGAAAACCACCTTGTCCCCCTCTTTCACGTTTTGATTTTTAAGGTACTCGTTTGTATATTTAACTATTCCAACTAAAGGCTCCTCTTTAAAGCTCTTGACTAAATATCCATCTTCTTTGTTTATGGGTTTGATAAAGCAATACCTATCGTGACAATTCCATTTGTTGTTTTGTTTGTACATAAAAAACTGGTCTAGTTCAACAAAAAAAATATCATCTTGAAAAAAACTCATACTGCTTTTTTGCCTTCCTTTCATATCGTAATAATACTTAAAAACATTGTGATGCACTAATAATACATCTCCTGTTTTTATAGGTCCTTTGTAAAGTAATGGGGTAGAAATAACTCGTGCCTCACGATTAGAGGCTAAATGATTTTCCTGTGAAACACTAGTTATAAAATCAACTCCCTCAATGTTAGTGGTGTTATTATATCTTTTGTTATTTACAGGCTTTACAATAAAATAATGTATTGATCTCATTAAAAATTAATATTATACTCGATAGATATAGGCATAGTGGCAGTAAACTCTTTCCACAATAATACTTCATCTAATCTTTCAATCCATATTTTAATAGACTTTGAGTCAATATCAAATTGTATTAAATGTATTTTATATTTACCTGCCAACACATCTTGTCCCACTAAATAATGCATTGAATTATTTTTATAATCTGGGCCGATAGATATTTTTCGTATATCCATTAGATTAAATTTAAATTAATGGTAAAGATACAAATAATATTACCTTCCCTGTCCTCGGTATAGTTTGCGGTAATTTCTAGAAGATTTAAGGGAAGAAGTTTTCGTCTTTGAATGTACCCCAGGTCTTTTAATTTTAGGTTTTACAACATGTGTTGTTGAATATATTTTAGCCATCTTGACCGTTCATTAAATTAGTTTTTTGTTTACTACCCATAGAGCTTCCAAAATAATATCCTATAACTTGAGTAAACGCTGCCACTACTGCACCAAAGCCCATGTCAAATAATCTTTGCGATTCTTCAGGTATTTGCCACACGCCTATCGCTCCTGCTACCACGGCTACAAAACAAAGAGTAATTCCCCACCCTACTGTTTTGAAAAGTAAATCATTAGACCCAGCCGCTACCGCCGCCATTTCTCTTTGTCTAGCACTAGCTCTATCAGCTACCTCAGCCTCGTATGCCTCTAGTATCATTTCTTGTGCCCGTATCTTGTCTTCTAATGGCGCTTCAGCATTTTTAATAGAAGCAATAACTTGTTCCACAGACATTTCTCCTTGAATAAGATTCCCTAAGGTTGGATTTATCAAACCAACTGCACCTTTGAGTAATCGACCGACAGTTGTTTGGCCGAACTTTTTTTTAGGTCTACTCATATAACAATATAATTAGTTTTACCATTTTCTTTGAAAGCTTTCAAACATCTAGACCTGTTTTCGTCAGGTGATCGAAAGCTTACATGTATCCAATCTGGGTTGTTATCATCACCAAACTCCCAAATAAGCTGATCAAAATCTAGATTGTTTTTTATATATTCAAACATTAGAGCGTTGGTTGTTCTTCCAAATACATCATCAATATCCATCGCTCTACCCTCGCAATGCTGTGATCTAGAACTTCCGCCTAAAGCTTTATTCAATTCTTCGCATCTAAAAAAAGAAGTAATTTTTATAGGACCGCCTACCCATTGTCTGAGTGGCTCAAATACATTGTCTGCTAGTACGCCCATGTTTGAAAGTTGGTATGAGCTAGGTGAATTATCTATATTTAATCGAGTAGCAGTATTAGAGTAAACTCCCTCTTTGTATGATATATGTTTACTTATTCTTTCCATTTAAGAAATACCATTTATGTATAGTATATCCTATAGAAACAGCAAGTAAAATAATTTTTAAAGCAACATCAATATCAGTCATAGACACCCCTAAAGCTGTCCCGTTTATAGAATATATTTTCAAATCAGATAAGTCCATTTTTTATAGGTTTTACTATTGTGTAAGTTACCTCAATATTATTATATGTTGTTGTTTGTATGTATTCCATATTATTCTGTATATACTTGTAAAGCTTCAGTTGCTGTTAATGCTTTGTCAAAGATTCTTACTTGATCTAAACGCCCGCTCAAATAATATAAAGAGGTGGGAGAAAAATAACCTAAAGTCGGATTATTTCCATCATAAGGAGTATAGGAGCTCGTTGTATTTGTTCCTTCTGCCTGACCATTAATATACCAAGATTGAGAAGTTTTTGTAAATGTTAAAAGCACATGATGCCACGTATTTATAGAAAAACTAGTTGTAGTGGTAGCAAAGTTATGAATATTTCTACTAGAACCGCTATTTGTATCATTAGAATATAGGGAAAATTCTCCTTGATAAAAATAAATCTCCATGCCATAACCATTGCTAAAAATACAATTATAATTTGAATTGTCAGTGGGGAATACCCATGCGGAAAAACTAAATTCATCTGTAAATGTGCTAGAAAGAGAAGATGGAATAGTTATATAACTTGTGCTACCATTAAATATCCCGCCTTTTTTATATTGTCCCCCGCCATAAGCTTCTGTGCCCGACCATGTGCCATTATAAGTAGATGAATCAGTAGAATCGGCATTGTCTTCAAACTCGTATAAAGCTAGACATGAGCTAGTACCCTCATTGAAAATATTCAGGGTGCTTACTGTGTTGCAATACACCTCATCGTAAAGAGATGTGACTTGAGTGGCTGACAATGCAGAACTAAATATTCTAACTTGGTCTATTTGTCCGTCATAATAATATGAGCCACTGTAAAGATTAGCCCCAAAATAATATTCTGTGCCAGAAAAATCTTGGGTTAGACCATTAGTATTGTAAGTACCTAAAGAGGCACCATTTAAAAATAATTCCCACTCAACATTGTAGGTTCTCGTTAAAACCACATGATTCCAAGTATCAGCTGTTAAAGTTCCTGTGTTAAATATTTGATTGGAAGGGCCTCCAAGCGATATCCAAGGATTTAATACATAACCATATAAATAAAAAGCAAGACCTGTGCCTCCAACACTGCTGTCGTAGTCTTTTTGATAAAAAGGTGAATAATAACCACTTCCAGATAATCCAGAGGCAGGACGTATCCACATAGAAAGAGAAAAAGAACTACTCCACGGTAGAGAAGATGAAACACTTATTACTGAGTTAGTGCCATTAAAATCTCCCGAGATTCCATACGGCCCATAGGCATAAGCCTCCGTTCCGCTCCATGTTCCGTTTTTAGCACCTGAGGTAGAGTCATTAGCGTTTCCATCAAGCTTGTAATAAACAGCGTTTGTTGTAGGGTTGTCGTTATTATCTGTTGTACATGGACATTGCACTTCATTATATAGTTCTGTTGCTTGGTCGGAGCTAAGTGCCACTGAAAATATTCTAACTTGGTCAAGCTTTCCATCAAGCGGTGCATTACTATAATTATTATTTCTATTGCCGAATCTAAAAACGCCACCATCATAGGTTGCGTTGTAACTAACAGCGCCACTTGCCATTGGTCCTGAAACTACTGCTCCTGTAGCAGAATTTTCATAAATAGTGGAGGTTACCAAACCATTTATATAAAATGTTACTGTATTAGCCGAAGCATCATAAACTATAACAACATGGTTCCAAGAACCTTGTGTAATTGAACTATTAGGACTATTTGCATAAATAGTGCTACTACAACTTAAGCCTGTGTCTCTATTATGTATTATTCTATTGTTAGTGCTGTCAAAAGCAATTCTCCACCCATAACATACTGTTCCAGTGGATATTAAGCCTCTAGCTAAAATAGTTCCAAATTGATCGTTCGGTTTTAACCAAAAAGACACACTATAATCGTCAGTTGCACCTGTCGGTATTAAAGTTGCACTTGTATCTATTTTTGAATTAGTTCCGTTAAAAATAGCTCCTTGACTATACTCTTGTCCGTTACAGTAAGTAATGTTAGTCTCTGTACCGTCATAATTATTTGCTGTTTGATCTAGTGCGGTTGAATCAAGTTTATAATAGGCTCTATTAGTGGTTGGATAATCAACCGTATTGGTTGTACAGGTCGTCTCAGTATCTATTTGTCTCCAATCGCTCCCGTCATAAAATTCTACATACTTCAGGTCTGTATTGAACCGCCACTCACCTTGAGAGGGCGAATCAGGTCTTGTTGCCGTGCTGCCATTAGGGAGCCTTAGTGCAGTGTTTACTGTACTTAAATCAAATAGCTCTGGTGTTGTTATTTTTGTTGTTGCCATAATTAAAATTGTACTGTTTCTGAAGTAGATGTAGTTTCTGTAATAGAGTAAAGGTATTCTCCTGAGGGCATATTTGTTGTGTCTCCGCTTATTGTTCCACCCCCTGATGTGCCATTACAGGTAACTCCAGAGGAAAATGTAGCCTGTGCAGCAGTTGTGCGCAAAATAACTATACCCGATCCTCCAGCTCCCCCCCCTGGGTTTCCACTATTGTTTGCATAAGCTCCGCCGCCATCACCGGTATTAGCAGCACCCACTGCGTATATATGACTTGCTCCCCCCGTCGCTCTAGTTGTAGATACACCAGTGATAGATGAAGCTAAGCCTGCGCCCCCTGGTGCCGAACTGCTCGGTAAACTATTTGCACTTCCTGCTGTTCCAGCTGCCCCTGCTCCTCCACCTGAGCCACCAGCATTGACTGTTGATGCACCTGAGCCACCAGCATTTCCTTGATTAACTGTGCCAGATCCCGCTGTTCCTGTTGAAGCTGCTCCTCCACCTGAACCGCCTGTTAAACCGGCTGTACTATATCTACTTCCGCCGCCTCCTCCTCCTGTGGCTATTATT